GCTGGCGACAAGAGTCAGGACTTGATCTGGGTGCTGGAAGCCTACATGCGCTGTGACTACGACGGCGACGGCATTGCCGAGCTGCGCAAGGTCACCATGGCAGGCAACGAACTGCTCGACAACGAGCCGGTCGACGCCATTCCGTTCGTATCGATCACGCCAGTACCGCTGTCGCATGAGTTCTTCGGTCTGTCCATTGCCGATCTTGCGATGGAAAGTCAGAAGACCAAGACCAGCATTCTTCGTTCTCAGCTCGACAACATGTACCTGGCCGTCAATGGCCGGTACTTCGCGGTGGAAGGGCAGGTCAACCTTGACGACCTGCTGACCTCGCGCCCGGGTGGCGTCGTGAGGGTCAAGCAGCCTGGGATGGCTGGCCGTCTCGACCAGGGCGCACCAGACATTGGCAACTCCATGCAGATGATGGAGTACATGCAGCAGGATCTGGAGAACAAGACCGGTTGGACACGCTACAGCCAGGGGAATGACGGTGCGGCGCTGAACGACACTGCAACCGGTGTCAACGTGCTGACCAACCGTGCTGACATGCGCCTCGACCTGATCGCCCGGAACTTCTCAGAGGGCTACGTCGACCTGTTCAAGCTGATCCTGAAGCTTGTCTGCCAGTACCAGCAGAAAGAGCAGATTGTGAAGCTCACTGGCGGCTGGGTGCCGATCGACCCGCGCGAGTGGAGCAACCAGTTCGACGTTTGCATCAACGTCGGCATCGGCATGGGCAACAAGGATCAGAAGATCCAGCACCTGACCATGCTCGGGCAGGCTCAGGCCCAAGGCCTGCAAATCGGCATCGCGACACCAGACAACATCTATCACTCGGCCACCGAGCTCACCAAGCAGCTTGGCTTCAAGAACGCCGACAAGTTCTTCACCGATCCTTCCAAACAGCCGCCACAGAACAAGCCTGACCCTGAGCAGATGAAGGCCCAGGCGCAGATGCAGGTCGAGCAGGCCAAGATCCAGTCGAGCATGCAGCTCAAGCAAATGGAGCTTCAGCACAACGCTCAGCTCGACGAAGCCAAGCGCAACCATGAGCTCCAGCTTGAGCAGGCGCGGATGAACATGCAGGCCCAGGTCGACGCCAACCGTCAGCAGGTCGAAGCAGACCAGAAGACGCTGCAGAGCCAGCAGCAGGCTCAACTGGACGCGCTGAAGGACGAGCAGAAGACCCAGCAGCTTGCCATGCAGCTCGACTTCGACCGCTGGAAGGCCGAGCTCGACGCCGAGACCAAGATCGCTGTAGCGCAGATCGCCCAGCAAACCACGCTGAGCGCCGCACAGATGCGCGCTGCCGAATCATTCGAAAAGCCAGGGGCAACTGATGGCAACGCTTGAAGAGCGGATCTACGACGGTAACAGAGCCCGTGAATGTCTCGAAAACGAGCAGTTCATCCGGGCATTCGAAAGCATTGAGCAGGAGTTGACCAACGCATGGCGAACCTCACCGGCAAGAGACGCGGAGGCGCGGGAAAAGATCTACCTGACACTCCAGCTCCTGACCAAGTTGAAGGCAACGCTCACGTCGAGCCTGGAGACGGGCAAGTTGGCGGAAGCGGATCGGATCTACCAGCAGTCGCTACTGGACCGCGCCAAAGGGATCTGGCCGCTCTGAGGGCCGTTCTCACGGGCCAGTCCGTAATAATTCGCAAATGAATCCCATAGGGGACAATCAATGAGCTTGTTTATTCACCGCGCGCTAGGCCATTTCCTCATGAACGAAGCCGGCGCCGATGGTGGCGATGGTGGTGGTTCGCTTGACGTGAATGGTGGCGCTGCCGCCTTCGCCGCACTGCTGGACCCGCCCAAAGCAGATCCTTCTGAAGGCTCGGAAGATCACCCAGAATTACCTAATGAGCCTGAAGCCGAGCTTGAGGCTGAGCAAGAGGAAGAACCCAGCGAGCAAGAGGAAGAACCCCAGACCTTCACCGTCAAGATTGATGGCAAGGAGGTTCAGGTTCCGCTCAGCGAGCTGTTGAATGGCTACCAACGTCAGTCTGACTACACCAAGAAGACGATGGAGGCGGCCGAGCAACGCAAAGCAGCAGACGCCGAGACCCAGAAGGCCCAGCAGGAGCGGCAGCAGTACGCCGGCGAACTCCAGCGCATGGCCGTCCAGCTCGAAGGCGTGTTGGAGCAACAAGGTCAAATCGACTGGGGCGCACTGCTTGAAGAAAGTCCGGTGGAGTACCTGAAACAGCAGCAACTCTTTCAACAGAGACAAGCGCTGTATCAGCAAAACATGGCGGAGCAGCAAAAACTCAATCAGCAGTTCCAGAACGAACAGGCACAAGCCCACCAGAGTTACCTAGCCCAGCAGCGGGATGACCTTCTCGCCAAGCTTCCGGACTGGAAAGACGATGCCAAGGCTGCAGCCGAAAAAACCGCCATCTCCAAGTTCCTGCAAGACCAGGGCTTCGGGGATGAGGACATTTCGTCCATTGCCGACCACCGCCACGTGCTCATTGCGCGCAAGGCGATGCTCTACGACCAACTGATGGCCAAAGCCAACGTGCAAGCCAAGAAGGTCCAGGAAGCGCCCCAGCGGGTGGTCAAGCCGGGCGTCACGTCAAATGGCACTCCTGATGGTCGCACCACTGCCGCGAAACGGCATGAGCGCAACGGGACGGTCGAGACGGGCGCCGAAGTATTTCGCCAACTCCTTTGATTCAGGAGCTACATCATGACTGCCCCTACTGGCACATTCCTCACCACGGCCGCCATCGGTAACCGTGAAGACCTCACCGAAACCATCTACCGCATTTCCCCAACTGCCACGCCGTTCATCTCGCTGGCCGCCAAGGGTAAAGCGTCCAACACCCTGCACGAATGGCAGACCCAGGATCTGGCGGCTGCCGTGGCGAACAACGCCCAGGCTGAAGGCGATGACGCTACCGCCAAGACCGTAACCCCGACTGTGCGCCTGAACAACCGCACCCAGATCTCGACCAAAACCGTGATCGTGTCCGGCACCCAGCAAGGCATGAACCCGGCTGGCCGCAAGGATGAACTGGCTTACCAGCTCAGCCTGGCCTCGCTGGAACTGCGCCGCGACATGGAGAGCTCGGCTACCCAGCTGGATGTCTCGGCTACCGCGCCGCGTCAGTCTCGCGGCCTGGTTGGTTGGGTCGTGGACAACGTGAACCGCAACGGCGGCACCCTGGCTTCGTACACCGGCAACACTGGTCGTACCAAGGGCACTGCAATCGCGTTCACCGAGGCTCGCCTGAAGGACGTGCTTCAGAAGTGCTTCACCGCTGGCGGCGATCCGGATTCGATCCTGTTGCCGCCTGGCGCCAAGCAAACCTTCTCCACCTTCACCGGTAACGCCACCCGCTTCGACAAGAGCGAAGACGCCAAGCTGTTCGCCTCGGTCGACGTGTACGTGTCGGACTTCGGCGAATTGAAGGCCATCCCTTCGCGCTTCCAAGATGCGAACGACGTGTTCGTGCTCCAGGCGGACAAGTGGGCCATCAGCTACCTGCGCCCATTCAGCACCGACGAACTGGCCAAAACCGGCGACTCCGAGAAGCGCATGCTGAAAGTGGAGTGGTGTGTGGAAGCCCGTGCGCCTAAGGCTAACGGCGCGATCTACGACGTCCTCTGATCCTGAGGCAATCACCCAAGGGGAGCTTCGGCTCCCCTTTTTCTTTTAGGAGAAATCACATGCCCATGATCAAACAGAATGCCGACAGTTCGCTCGGCATCGAGGGTACGGCCGGCGGCGATGGCGGCTTCATTCCGCTGACGCTGAACTACACCGCGTCCATCGTTGACTGCACGATGTTCACTGCCGATCGCCCATACACCGTCAAGGCCATTCGTGGCCGGGTCGATGTGGCTGGCACCGGTGGCGCCTGCACTGCGGTGATCCGCAAAGCGGCCAGCGGTACGGCAATCACTTCCGGCACTGCGCTGCATTCCGCCAGCTTCAACCTGGTCGGTACTGCCAACGCCCAGCAAGCACTGACGTTGTCGACTACCGCGAGCGACCTACTGTTGGCCGCTGGCGACTCCATCGTCTTCGACCTCACCGGCACCGCAACGTCTGCCGTCGGCGCGATCAGCGTGTTCCTGAACCCGGCCTGATGTAACGCCCTTCGGGGCGTTTTTCTTTGGAGTTCACCCATGAGTAACACCCTCGATTTCGCCATCACTGTGACGGTGACTGGCATCGCCATGGCCACGTCCGGCACATCTGCCAACGCCACCATCCCGCTTGATTCGAGCGGCAACGTGCCGAAGTACATCCGTATTTCCGCGACTGCTGCCGCGACTGTGCGTATCGGCTCTGGCACGCCTGTCGCGCTCACCACCGACCTTCTGGTGCAGCCAGGGGATGCGGTCGTGCTTGCAACCAGCGGCTGCACCAAGGTTGCTGCGATTCAGGTCACCGCGCCTGGCGTCGTACAGGTCTCCCCGATGGAGAACGCGTGATGCTCGACCTCGAGACGAAGTTCCATTTCCACGATGGCAGCATGACAGTCGAGCGTACGCAGGATTGCACGCCCATCGTCGAGCACGCCAAGGCCCTGCACAACGCCGGGATGCATGGCGGGTCGGAAATGAAATACGCGGCCAAAATCCCGTTCGTGATCATCGAGGACTACTGCAACAAGCACGACATCACCTTTCATGAGTGCATCTCCAACAAGGAGCACATGCGCCGGATGCTCAACGACCCTGATCTGTCCGCATTTCGAATCTGGAAGGGCAAGGTATGAGCATCACCAACTACTCCGAATTGCAAGCTTCTGTGGCGTCTTGGCTCAACCGTGGCGACTTGTCGGCAAGCATCACCGACTTCATCACCCTGGCAGAGTCGCAACTGAACAGAGACTTGCAGGCGCGCTTCATGGACACGAAAACCACGCTGCCTACAGTGGTTGGTGTGAAAACCGTAGTGTTGCCGACTGACATGCTGGAGATACGCCGTCTCCAGGTGGCGGGCACCTATAATCAGCCGCTGTCCTATCGCTCCCCTGATGAGTTGAGCGTCGATTTTTCGGACAATTCGTCTGGCCAGCCCGTTGTATTCACGGTAGTAGGCGCAAATGCTGAACTGGCTCCGATCCCCGATGCGATTTATTCGCTGGAACTGACCTATCGGCAGCGCATTCCAGCACTTTCGGTGTCGAACACCACCAACTGGCTGTTGACCAATTGGCCAGACGCCTACCTGTGGGCGTCCCTGCTCGCGGCCACGCCGTTCATCATGAACGATGAGCGCCTGGCTACCTGGGGGCAGCTATATGCCCAGGCCGTCGAAGGTATAAACGGCGTCGACTGGTACAGCGGGTCCACCATGAAGGTGCGCGCGCGATGATCCCTCTGCTCGGATTTGCGCCGGATGCCGACGTTACGACGCCTGGCGTTATCTCAAATTGCGCGAACCTGATTCCCTACCAGAACGGTATGGAAGGTGCACCGGAGCCGGCCACGCCTGCCTCAACGCCTGTTCTGGCTGCAGCCTGCATTGGTGCCGCCGTAGTGTCAAAGCTCGACGACACGCGCCGGATCATTGCGGGCACGACCACCAAGCTCTACGAACTGGTATCTGGGGCATGGTCCGATGTTTCCCGGGTGGCGGTGTACACAGGTGGTGTTGATACCCGGTGGGCGATTACCCAATTCGGTGATGCCACGCTGTGTGCAAACCGCGCAGACGTGATCCAGCGCTCAACAGGTGCGGCATTCTCCGACATTTCCGGATCTCCGAAGGCTGAAATCATTTTCACGGTAGGCGCCTTTGTCATGGCGCTGAACCTTAATGACGGCTCAGAAAAGCCTGATGGGTGGCAGTGCTGCGCCGCGTTCGACGACACGCTGTGGACGCCGAGCCTTGCGACTCAGGCTACGGCAGGGCGCCTTGTGGCCACTGCTGGTCGACTCACTGCGGGCATGCGCCTTGGCGAGTACGCAATCGCCTACAAGACGCGCTCCATCTACCTGGGTCAGTACGTCGGTGCTCCCACCGTGTGGAACTGGATTCAGGTGCCTGGCGGTGACGCGGGTTGTGTCGGCAAGGAGGCTATCTGTGACATCGGCGGCGCGCACTTCTTCGTCGGTGATGACAATCTGTGGATCTTCGACGGCACCCGGCCAATTCCGGTCGCTGACGGCTTTGTTCGGCAGTTTTTCTACGACAACTCGAACCCGGCCTATCGCTACAAAACCATTTGCACCTTCGATCGGCAGAAGAATCTGGTGTGGGTGTTCTACCCGTCGCTCGGCTCGACAGTCCCGAATGCGGCGATTGTTTATCACATCACCGCAAAGAAATGGGGCGTTGCAAACCGGACCATTGAGGCCGCCCTCAACTACGTGTCGAACGGCGTGACCATTGATGGACTTTCGGCCATTTCCGCCACCATTGACGGCTTGTCGTCCTACTCGTTCGACTCGCAATTCTGGCTGGCTGGTGGCAAGTCGATGTCCATCTTCAACGCTTCGCACCAACTCCAATCGATGACCGGCGCCTCCGTCGCCAGTTCGATGACGACAGGCGAGGTGGGTGATGACGATGCTGTCTCGGCCCTGAACCGAATCCGCATCCGCTATGCCGTCGCTCCTACTTCCGCATCCGTGCAGACCTTCATCCAGCAGAACTCGGGTGTTGGCTTCACTGCGGAGACGTCCGGAGCCGTGCTGGATGGCAAGTTTGACCTGAGACAATCCGCTCGCTGGCACAAGGCGACGTTCAGTTTTACTGGCCCCGTGAGACTCACGCATATGGATGCGAGCCTCACTAAGGCCGGGATGCGGTGACAGGAATGTCCAAGCTCAACACGACACCGCGAGTGGGCACAAACGACCCGGTAATGCAGCGCGAGCTTCGTGAGCATGCAACCCAGGTCAACCTTCTTTCCGAGGGGCGCATCGTCGCGTCTTACAACGCGCTCACGTCGACACCAACGGCCGGCACCAACATGCAGGGCGACTTTGTAAAGAACTCGGCCCCTTCCGAGTTGGGAACGGCCGGCTCCAAATACGTCGTCGAGGGATGGGTCTGTGTCGTCTCCGGCAGTCCGGGCACCTGGGTGCAAAAGCGCTTCCTGACGGGTAACTGATGAATAAATTGATTGTGGTGCCTTCGACGCATATCGACGTGGCCTGGAAAGAGGGTGCGCATCGCCTGGGCCTTGCATGCGCCACTTCAGGCGGCGAGATCAGCGGCGATCAACTGAAGATGATGCTCAGCCGCGGAGAGCGGACCCTGCTCAGAATGGATCTTGACGAAAAGATCGTTGGGTGGGCGGTGATCGGTGTGGAGCAACTGCCCAACTTCCGCGTCTTGTACGTCTACGAGCTGTACGCACCACACGGCAGCTTTGAAAGCTTCTTTGATGAACTGAAAGCAATGGCGCATGCCTTTGGCTGTCTGCGCATGCGCTGCGCTGCCAAACCAGCGCAGGAGCGTCTCTATCGGCAGCGCTGTGGATTCGCGCCGGTCTACCAAGTCCTGGAGGTTGAACTGTGAATATTGATGCCCTGCATGAACAGCTCAGTGCAGAATTTGGTGGTCCTGCTATTGGTGCGTTGCCCGCTTTCCGTGGTGACGTGGTGCGTCCGCATAAGGGCGGAGGTGGGGGCTCAAGCACCACCGTTCAGACCATCCCTGACGAACTGAAGCCACTTGCGTCGGCTTACAGCAAACGGGCAATGGGGCTTGCCAATCAGCCCTATCAGCCCTATGGCGGTCAGCAAGTCGCTGGGCTGAATGACTTCCAAAACGCCTCGGCGAATATGATTGCCTACCGTACGCTCCATGGCGATCCATTGATGGACCAAGCCAGAACCACGGTGCATACCGGGATCGCTACTGGTAACGCGGCGACGGCAAACCCTTACGGTTATTCGGCAGGCGTTGGCGGTGCCGCGCCATCTGCAGGCGTTGGCGCTGCTTCGTCGGCGGACAACGGCGGCACCAACCAGTACGCTGGAGCAAACCCGTATTTGCAGCAGAACATTAACGCGGCGTTGGGCGACATCACACGCAACTACAACGATGCGGTGGCTCCAGGGCTGACCACTCAAATGGTTAACTCTGGATCGTTCGGCAATACCGGGGCTCAGGCATCCACGGCGAACGCGCTCAACGACCTGACCAAGAATCTGGCCAACACGTCTTCCGGCATGCGCATGCAGGACTACCAGACGCAGCAGCAACTGGCCGAAAGCCAGATCAACCGCAATCTGCAAAACAATCAATTCAACGCCGGTATGTACGACACGGCGCTCGGGCGCAATCTCCAGAACAACCAGTTCAATGCGGGCCTCGCCGATACGGCATTGGGTCGCTCGCAGCAGAACAACCAGTTCAACTCAAGCATGGGCAGCGACTACGCAGGGCGCAATGACCAGATGATGGGCAACATGCTCAACCTGGCACCTACCTTCGGCAACCAGGCCTACACGGATGCTTCCCAGCTGATGAAGGTAGGTCAGGAGTATCAGGACAACAGCCAACAGGGCCTTGATGCTCAGTATCAGAGCTATCTGGATCAGCAAAACCTTCCTTATAAGCAGCTCGCCGCCATGTCCGGGGTATTCGATTCAGGCCTTGGCCAGACGCAATCAACGAAATCTTCTGGAGGCGGTAAATAATGCTCCCACTATTAGCTATCCCGATTGTTGCTGGTGCCGTCATTGGTGCATTTTCGGATAAGAAAAAACCACTGCGCGGCGCCGCCTTGGGTGCAGCGGCTGGCGCTACCGGTGGCGGGTTGCTGGGCGTTGGTGCGGGAGCGGCGGGAGCAGGTGCTGCTGGAGCAGCAGGTGCTGGTGCTGGTGCTGCTGGGGCCGGTGCCGCATCCGCAGGGGCCGCTGGCGCAGGAGCTGCCGGAGCGGGCGCGGGAACAGCCGCAACGACGGCCGGCGCCGCACAATCAGGGGGCCTGCTCAGTACCATGGCTGGCTATGGCGCTCAGGCCGGGCAGTACATGAAAGCTGCACAGCCTTATTTGTCTGCCGCGAATACCGGCATGCAGACGGCTGGCCTGCTGACGCAAGGCCAAGGCGAACAAAGCCCTCCGCCATTGGCGCCGATGCCGCAAGGCGGTGCTCAAACTTTGGGTCAGATCGCCCAAGGTGCTCAAGATCCACTTGTCGCTCGCCGTCAGCAAATGATGGCTCAACGTCGGACCATGTGGGGCTGATATGGACGGACTACTCGATTTCGTGAAGACCCCAGAAGGTCAGGGCCTGTTGGCTGCCGCATTTGGCGCTGCCGCCACTGCGGGCCGCAATGGCCCAATCAACACGCTGGGCGCTGCCGGCCTGTCCGGTATTGCTGGATATTCGGCTGCCAGCTCCAACGCCATCAAGAACCAGAAAGCTCAACTGCTCCAGCAGCAGCGCCAAACCATCCCGACCCTGTACGGCAAGGATGCAGACGGCAACACCACGTTCGACTGGCAGCAAGCCGCAGCACTCGGGCTTCAGCCGGACGACATCGCCAAGTACGCCCAACTGCCAAATGCCACGAAGAGCAAGGTGGCGCGCACCGTTGAAGTTCCAAGCGCCGATGGCGGCAAGCAGACCATGCAGTACGACGAATACGGCCGGCCAGTTGGCAACGCGATCGACTCCTATGTCGCGCCGCAACTAATTGACACGGGCGCCGCCAAACAGTTTGCCATTCCGAAAGCCGGGCAAAGCTTTGCCATGGGTATGTCACCAGCAGAGCAGGCGGCTAATGCACGAGGCTGGGCTGGCGTTAACAATCAGAGGCAGCAGAACAGCATTCTGCAGGACGCCAACAACATCCAGCGTATGGGCCAGCGCACGCAGGTGGTGCAGGGCGGCGACGGCACCTACATGCTGATCGATAAAGGGACGGGCGAGGCGCGCCCGGCAATCACCCAATCTGGTGGGCAAATTCAGGGTGGAGCTCTGGCCGAAGCTGCGGCGAAAAATCAGAAGAACATGGGCAAGCTCGGAGAGTTGATTTTTCAGGCGCGCCAATCATTGCCGAATGCGACAGCAAGCGGTCTTGGAACAAAGGTAGATGAAGCAAACCGGTTCTTCGGGCGCACCACTACCGGCGCCAAAGAGGCCGCCAAGCTCGGCGCGATCGGCGGGAACATGCTGATGCTGATGCCGCGCATGGAGGGGCCTCAATCTAACGTCGATGTCGAAAACTACAAAACAATGGCGGGTCGAGTGGGTGACTCCACCATCCCTGCAGAAGAGCGAGCGGCCGCGATGGATGCGCTCGAGGAGATCATCGGCAGGTACAGCGGCCAACCGCAGCAAGCTCCGAAGCAGCCAGAGGCGGAAAAAGCCAGCATCGTCCGCACCGGCAAGGACGCGAACGGCCGTAAGGTGATCCAGTATTCGGACGGGAGAATCGAGTATGGCAATTGATCCTAGCTCGATTCAGTGGGATGACGCGCCACAGGCTCCGCAGATCGATCCTTCCGGCATCACGTGGGATGACGCGCAGCCAGCAGCAGCGATGATGCCGGCTGCCGCTGATCCAGTTCCACCAATGGCTGTCCAGATGCCGGCGCACCAAGCTGGCCGCATGGGTACTTTACTTGATCGGCTGCCTGCCAATGCCGGAAAAGAGCTCATGGGCGATCTTGGGAACTTGGTGGCCGGTGCGGGGCGCGGGGCCAGTTCAATTGGCGCAACGCTCATGGCTCCCTACGATATCGTCAAGGATGCCATGGCCGGCAAGGGCATGACGTTGGAGTCGAACCGTCAGCGCCGAGCGGCTGTAGACGAGATGATGTTTGCACTGGGTGCCAATCCAGAATCGACGGCCTATAAAGGCGGCAAGCTCGGGACTGAAATCCTCGGTACGGCCGGCATGGGTGGTGCATTGGCCAACACCGCGCGCGCACTGCCTGGGGCGGCCAAGATAGAGCCATTGATTGAATCAATTGGCTCTGGTGGCTTCCGTGTAGGAGGCCTGATGGGGCTTCCAGCTTTGGCGACTCGAGGTGTTGGCGGCGCCATCACTGGCGGCGCATCGGCTGGCATTGTTAACCCGGAAGACGCGGGGCTTGGTGCAATGGTCGGCGGCGCTATCCCTGGCGCCATGTCCATCGCTGGCAACTCGGCTCGGGGTATCGGTCGGGCGCTGCGCGGCGGCGAGATCTCCCCGGAAGTCGGCATGCTGGCGAAAAAGGCACAGGATCTCGGCATTAGCGTTCCTGCCGATCGCCTCGTCAACAGCAAGCCCATGAACGCTTTGGCCGCCTCGCTTGAATACATGCCTTTCAGTGGCCGGACCGCCACCGTCGACAAGATGCAGAGCCAGCTCAATCGCGCTGTGTCACGCACCTTCGGCCAAGACTCTGACAATGTCACCATGGCCTTACGCAAGGCTCAAGGCGACCTCGGCAGCAAGTTCGACACCGTATTGCAAAACAACACGGTCAAGGTAGACCCGACATTTACTCAGGAGTTGGCAGATCACGCCCAGCGCGCCACAAGTGAGCTGGAAAGCGGGCAGGCCAACATTATCCTGAAACAGATCGAAGAGATCGCCGCTAAGGCCCCAAACGGCCAGATCGATGGGCAAGCCGCGTACAACATAAAGAAGACCCTCGATCGTATCGGCCAGCGCAACAGTCCTGAAGCCTGGTATGCCGGCGACCTGAAAAAGTCATTAATGGGGGCACTCAATCGGTCACTTAAACCAGAGGATGCCGCCGAGTTCGCGAAGGTCCGTCAGCAGTACGGGACCATGCTCGATCTGAAAAAGATGGCGCAGAACGGCGCCGATGGGGATATCTCCATCGCCCGTCTGGCCAACATGAAGAACATCGGCAACCCAGAGTTGCAGGATCTGGCCGACATTAGTGCGCAGTTCCTGAAATCACGCGAAAGCCCGCATGGTGCCATGCAGAGGCTTGTTCTTGGCGGGCTTGGTGCTGCTGGCGCAGGGACTGGCGCTGTGTCTCCACTGCTGTTTGGTGGTGCCGTGGCGGCAGGGCGAGGGGCGAATGCGGCCCTCAATAGCAATGCGCTACGAGACGTGCTCCTACGGGCTCCAAGTCAGGGCGGCGGCTTGCTGTCCATTGGCGCGGAAAAAGCCAACAAAGTGCTTCCTTTATTGGCGCCGCAGCTACTCAACGGCCAGTGATGCCCTGCCAGAACCCGTAAATAACAGCCAAAACGACTAGGATGATCCCTTTCCAGATCATGAAGTCGGTAAACGCAAAGTCCATTAAGACCTCCGGGGCGTAACGCCCTCACTCAACTAAAGCCCGCCTTGTGCGGGCTTTTTTATTGGGATGAAAAAACATGCCTATCCCTTCTTCGATCAATGACCTTTCGACCACTGCGGGCAGTAACAGCCCTGCAGGGTCGGAATCGCCATCGCTCATCGATGACTACCTGCGCACATATGCATCTTACATCGCCCAGTTGCGTGATGCTCCAGCTGGTATAGCACGCTATACCGCAAGCGGAAGCTTCACTGTGCCGGTGGGCATCACGACCATCTATGTATCTGGTTGCGGCGGCGGCGGTGGCGGTGGCGCCACCTTGGCGACGAACGCCATTTCATTCGTCACGGGAGGCGGCGGCGGCGGGGCAGGTCAGCCAGCGATTCGAATTCCGATTTCCGTAACCCCTGGCCAAGTCATCCCGGTAACAATCGGTGCGGGCGGTACTGGCGGCACGGCGACGGTCAACAACGCCACCGTTGGCACCGTGACCCAGCTCGGGGCGGCCGGTTCGTTGCTGATCTTGAACGCAGGGGCAGGCGGCCTGCTGGGTGGCGGCGGCTCAACTGTCCCGAACAACTACGGCGGAGCGGCTGGCGGCGCTGGATTCCCTGGTGGCAGCCCGGCTTCAGATACCAACGCTTTCGCCGCTAACCAAGCCACAGGGGGCAACGGTGGGCAAGGTGCAAGCGGGCCATTCGGCGCAGCTGGGCCAGTATCACGCGGTTCAAGCGGCAGCAGCCTTGCTGGATCTACCGGTCACGGTTATGGGGCTGGCGGCGGCGGGGCAGGCGGTGCATATGTGTCAGCAGCTCCAGCCCCTGGCGCAAACGGCGGCAACGGTCTTCCTGGCATTCTTATTATTGAGTGGTGAGTGATATGGGCAGGTATGCATTGATCGAAGAAGCCACGCACCTAGTTACAGGGGTGGTCATGTGGGACGGAACCGTCGAATCTGGTTGGGCTCCGCCTGAGGGGTTCCTTGCAATTGAATTACCAGAAGACAGTACCGTTGGCTTTGGCTGGTCGTACGTAAACGGTGTGTTTGTTGCGCCTCCAGAGCCAGAAGTACCACCGCCAACCTATGCCGAAATTCTCGCCGCTCAAAGCTCAAAGCTAGTCGGGTTCAAACAGCTCGCCGAGGCCCAGAAGGCTGCACTCACCAAGCGCATCGCCATCCTTCAGGACTCCATGGACTATGTCGGCGTCGAGGGTATGGAAGAGTTTGCGGCAACACCCGAAGAACAGGCGGAGTTCGTCCTGCGCAAAGCCCAATACACCAGGTGGAAGAACTACGCAATCTTACTGGGGAGGGTGACTACCCAAGCAGGCTGGCCAACCACAGTGACATGGCCAGTCCAGCCAAGTGACGGCATGGATCTCACCGTGTCCTCGCTGGCACCGCCAACTGCATAGTTGATCGGCCATAGCTGCATATTGATCTGTCCGGCGAATTGCCGGTTTTTTTATGCCTGGAGAAAGACATGCTCGATATCTGCAAGGCGCTCGCTCAGTGGGTCTTCCTGCTGGTGTCGAACGTGGTTCTCGACCTGTTGGGGCTGTTCGTTGTAGCGGCAGCCATTCCTTTCCGTGTTCCAGACGTCAGCGGCAGCGATGGTCGCCCGATCGTTAATTTGCCGCGCTGGGTGTGGCTGTTCGGCAACGACTATGACGGCTTGCTCGGAGATAAACGTGGGTGGTGGGCGGCCAATACGCCATTTGGATGGCCGGTCGATTCGTTCTGGGCGATGTGGTGGTGGGCCGCGATCCGTAATCCAGTCAACAACATGCGTTTCGTCAAGCTTTGGCAGGCGCCCGTGGCAGGCAGCACGATCACTTATCGCGGGGACTACACCGTCGAAGATCATCCCGGCCAAGCCGGCTGGCAATTCGTGATTGTCGAGAACGGCGGAAAGCACTGGTATGGCTTCTATTGGGTTCACCAGTGGAGCGAGACCCGGGCATTCGTCGTTCGCATCGGCTTCAAGGTCAAGCCCAGTCACGCCGGAACCACCGAAGAAACGAAGGGCATGACGACCAAAATCAATCCGTACAAGGCGATTTGACGTGCCGATAACCGCCCAGCAGTTACTGCAAATCCTCCCGAGCGCCGGCAAACAAGCCGGCGTTTTTGCGTCTGCACTGAATTTGGCTATGGATCGGTTCCAAATCAACACGCGTCTGAGGATGGCGGCGTTCATCGCGCAGGTCGGCCATGAGTCTGGGCAATTCCGATATGTGAAGGAACTAGGTGGCGACCAGTACCTGAGCAAGTACGACACAGGAACGCTGGCAAAGCGGCTTGGAAACACGCTGGAGGCTGATGGGGACGGGCAGAAATATCGCGGGCGTGGCCTGATTCAGGTCACTGGGCGCGACAACTACTTGGCATGCAGCAAGGCGCTGTTCGGTGACGATCGTTTGTTGCGGACGCCGGAACTGCTCGAGCAGGCCGAGTGGGCCTGCAAATCGGCGGCGTGGTTCTGGAATTCAAGAAATCTGAACGCCTTGGCCGATTCTCAAGATTTTGTAGGAGTAACGAAGCGCATCAACGGCGGGGTCAATGGCTTGACCGAACGGCAAGCCTTTTACAGTGCAGCACTGAAAGTGCTGGCTTAGAAATTATGCGGCAGTGAAATGGTTCTGCGGTCTTGGCTTTGCGATTGATCAGATCGATCCGCCAAGATGCTGCCCATCACTAGTAGCACAAACCCCGCGCCGCCCCGGGGCCTCACTTATGAGTATACAACATGCCTCAAATCTGGATACGCCTCCTTCCTTATATAGCTGCGGTGCTGTTGGTGGCCGCCGCGCTGTTCGGCGTCTACCACCACGGCGTGAGTGTCACAAACGCAACATGGCAGGCGCAATGGAACGCTCGAGACACCAGGGACGGCCTGGCCAAGGCCGAAAACGAGGCCTCCGCCCGGGCACAGGAGCAGGCCTATCAGCAATCAATCAACAAGGCGGTGCAAGATGGCCAACGACTCATCGATCAAGCAACTACTGACGCTGTTGCCGCTCGCAATTCTGCTGACAGCCTGCGCGGAGCAGCCGACAGCCTTACCGCTCGCCTCGCAGCCAGTCAAGCAAGCGGCAATTCCTGCACTGCCGCCGCAAGCAAGGCAGCTACCAGCGCCGCAATGGTGCTTGCCGACGTGCTTAAGCGCGCTGACCAGCGAGCGGGCGACCTGGCTGAAGTTGCTGACCAAGCCAGAGCCCGCGGAGTGACATGCGAGCAGGCTTACGACGGGTTGGGGAAATAGTGAATCCACCAGAATTATTGGTTTACTCGGCGCAACGACAAATGTTACCGAAATGCCTCGGCGGTTAGCGGTTTATAGCTCGATGAGGCAGACCGACTCCCGGCAAATTGATTGGTGGGGGAAATTTGGTGCAATCATTCCCCCAAATCATGTGGAAAGGTATTGTGTCGGTATGCGTCGAAAGTTAGGCCCTGAAGGGGGTCGCTGGAATTTCGCCCAATGATCATTTGGGCTGAAAACGGATTCGAAATCCGTTGTACCTTCACCGGTACCTAGGGTTCGAATCCCTATCTCTCCGCCATTACATAGAAAAAGCCCCGTAGCTGAATAAGCTGCGGGGCTTTTTTGTTTGTTCGGGTTTTACCAGTGGGTGGGTGTGCGTCAGATATAGCCGCGACCCGGGGTGCGAAAAGTTTGTCTGTTCATGGGAAAAGTTACTCCTCCCAGTCGCTCAATTTACCTCGCCCCGAATTCATTGCTCCGCCCGCGATTCAAGGCCTTTTCCCTGAAATATTCCCTGACACTCGATTACATCTCCCCGAAAAAACCTCATCTACTCTGGCTATCGCAGGTCACTGATCTGCCGTATTCAGCCATCGCAAGGAGCGAGCAATGTATTTTGAGATTTACAGGCAAACCCGTGGCACCGTTCTGACCGGCAAAGGCCAATGGAGATGGCGTTTGCGGGCGGGAAATCATGAAACGGTTGCCAGCGGAGAGGCATACGTCAACAAGTCTGGCTGCGTGCATGCCATCAGCCTGATCAAGGGGACGTGCGATCTGACCCCTGTCAAGGAGATCTAGGCTTCGGGTCAGCAGCTTTGTTCCAATCGGACGGTTTATTGCAAAGTGTTGCGGCTATTCGCTTGGGTTGCATAGACGCCGATTGGGACACCTCCCTAAACTGTCAGAAGGATTGGGGACTGGGGGCGGTGGATGAATCGCAACGAACTACGCAAGGCTGACATCAACCTGATGGTGGTGTTTGAAACGCTGATGCTGGAGCGCAATGTCACCAAGGTGGCAAAGAAGTTGTTTCTCGGTCAGCCGACCATCAGTTCGGCGCTCAACCGTTTGCGCACGATGTTTGATGATCCGCTGTTCATTCGCGTCGGTCATCGCATGGAGCCGACCGCAAGGGCCGAAGAGATCTTCCGCTACCTGTCGCCGGCACTGGATTCGTTGTCGGTGGCATTGAGCCTGACCCACGATTTCGACCCAAGCAACAGCACCATGACCTTCCGTATTGGTATGTCGGACGATGTCGAATATGGGTTGTTGCCCCCGCTGTTGCGCGCGTTGCGCGAGGAAGCACCGAAAGTAGTGTTCGTGGTGCAGAACGTCGATTACTGGCGGATTCCCGATTTGCTGGCGTCTGGCGACATAACGGTCGGCATCAGTCAGACTCGCGGTCTGCCGGCCAATGCCAAGCGCAAGTTGCTGCGGCACATCTACCCCAGTGTGTTGCGAGCCGATGCCTCCGATACGCCGTTGACGGTCGATGAATATTGCTCGCGCCCGCATGTGCTGGTGTCGCACATCGCCAACG